TGCTTGACCTAGTTTTAAAGTCAATACTCTGAAAGTAGATTTGACAATTTGTGACCTTGTCATGTCTCTAGTTTCTTTACCAGCAGCCGTATCTTCCATTTCTTTTGTAGTAGATAACATACCTAAGCTGTCTAATACAAACATCATAGGCTTTCGTTTGTCTTCTGGTTGTTCCAAATATTTGTCAATCACTTTAATTGATTGAGCTCTGAATTCTTGTACTGTTGCAACTGGCATTACTACAAGTCTTGTGCTATCAACACCTCTACTTTCAACCATATCTCTGGATATAGCATTCTCTGATTCAAAGTAGATTACACCTGCGTCTTTGTTTGCCTCTAAAAAGGACTTTACAACACCTAACGCAAAGAAAGTTTTACCTGTAGCAGCTTCACCTGCAATTGCCGTGATACGATTGCCTGGTAGGCCACCGTAAATTGAACCGGATAACAATGCATTGAAAGAGTATGAACCTGTATCAATAAAACTATCTACATCACCTCCAGCAACACCGTCTTTTGCCAATGTGGCAAATTCGTTACCAGTTTCTTTTATAATATCTTTTAAAAAATCACTCATTATTTCTCCTAATATACATCATTTGTTTCATATTGTCAAGCTTTATCTGATAATGTCTATCTGACTATCTTTAGTCCAAACTTCTAAATCTTTTCTTAATCGGCCGTCTTCGTTAAGTTTAGACCATCTTTTGGTTGCATGTTTTCGCCACCATTCTATAAGTTCATTATCATAGAATCTATCATAGTTTTGTGCTCTAACAATCTTGTCTGTTTTACCGTTTACTATATCTATATAGTTATCTATACCATAGTTACTTACATAATATCTTTTTCTTTCTGTAAGTTTTTTTGCATTACTAATCGTAGTGTTAAATGTTTTTAAATCATCACCATCTAGTGTTCGTTTTACTAAACCAATAATTGCATTTGTAAGTTTTAATTTTCTACTACTTGCATTTTCTGGTACTAGAGGACCTGTTTTATCTTCTACATAATGTTGTAAGTCTTTAAATGGTTTACCATGTATCATTGGTATAAAATCACTATCAGTTAAGCCTTTATATCTTAACATAGGTTTCATACCATCATATTGACTTGCTGACTTTGAATTGCCATATAAACTTGTAGTTTCAAACATACACAAGTTCATATCATATTTCTTATTTAATTTTTCTCTAACTTCATGTGAACAACATAAAGCGGCCAACAATTTACCACCAAGATAATTAAAACCAAATGGCTGTGTAGGCACAATTACAAAACCCATAATAACAGTTTTGTTAAAAACTTTTAAATCGGGTACATTTCCCAATAATACATTTCGTGGTTTGCAATTAATAACAGGAGAACCGAAGCGCATAAAACCAACAAACTTATTAGTATTCTTTTCTCTAACTGCAAGTTTCAAAGCCTTTCCTGGAATACTGACCATATTACTATGACTTGAAATCATATTAATAGAAGTGTCCCATGTATGATTATCTAGTTCAACAACTTCTAAATCCATAACCTCTGGCGACATATCAAAGTCGTCAAACATATCTGAATCTAAACCCATACCTGGAAGAGATTGTGGTACAGTTTCTATTTGTGCCATTTTTTGGTCACGCATATACTGGTCAATACGATTAAATTGACCAAAATAATCTGTAAACACATTAGCACAATGTTGTGCCTCTTCTTTACTTAGGGTCTTCGCCATTCCACATCCATAATAATAAACACATTAATAATAAGGGTATTATACTATACAATATTGCTAAAGTCAAGCTTATACCTCATTCCCCCAATAGTCCCAATTAGGGTAAGTTTTGTTTCTAGCAAACATTTCTAAGTAAGGTCCTTCAACCAATCTTTCAATGTCTCTATGAATTAATGGTTTCTCGGAATGTCTGCGTCTTTCTGACACAATCAATTGTGCCACATCTTTATTGATTCGTTTTGGTCTACCTTTTGTTGCAAGTAAACACATTTCAGGATTACCTCTCGTCCAATAGCCTAGACCTGTAAAAAATCCCATAGTATTTTTATTTGTTTTTGCCCATGTAAAACCAACTGTTTTATATTTAAAACCCCAGGCGTCTATAACTTTAAACGCCTGGTCTAATAGAGGGTCAACAACCCACATTAAAAGGACTGCATTGTCCGTAGTAATAGACCTAACAGGTAAATTACAAATGTCAGCAATGCTAAGGCAAGGATAGTGTTTTTCAGGACTTCTATCCTTTCCTTTATCTGACCTCGTTTTAAAATGCCACGGAGGGTCTGCATAAATCACTCCATATTTTTTAGTTGGAAAATTAACCAAAGAAAGCCTCCAGACTTGCTTGTGGTTCTGCCTTCCACCCTATTGCGTCAAGAATAAATCTCATAGGGTCAAGGAAAGTCTTTTCAAATTGTATATCATAATCAACATATTGTTGTAATTTAAATTCTTCAGGCAATGTAGTGATATAACTTATCACATCAAACTTAAATGGATTTGCCTGTTTTAGTTTGATAAATTTAATCTTGTCACCTTCTTGTATTAAAGGATATTTGTTTTGTAAACCAAGTTTGTGTATTTGATAATTATATATCAAGGCACCTTTTACATGTATCGGTGTGCCTTTGATAAAGATGTTTGCACTATCACGATACTTTTTAAGATTGTTACAAGACCTAGGAAAAGCAATCTGTTCGGCCTTCATATCAAAAAATTCTTTCTTGAAGTCTGCAACTAGTTTATGCAAATCAGATTGCTCTTTACCCATAATTGTTTTAATTGCTTCTTTAATTTTAACACGACAAACACCAGGTGTGGATGATTTAACTGCCTCAATACCCATAAGTTTTAATTTAGGTTCTGCAAGTCTGACACCTTCCTCGTCAATCACATTTAACATATATCTTTTCTTTGCAACCCATATGCCTTTGTCGGCGATTACTTCTCGTTTCATAACCATGGCATTTTTAAATGCGTTAGAATAATCTGCTAACTCATCAAAACATTTTTCAATATATGGTTCTAACTTTTGTTCACATACTTTATTTAAGAAGTCTGTAATTTGTTCTTTAGATTTACCCTCACAAGTTTTTTCTACAAGTTTACCAAATCGAACATAGATACTATCAGTATCAGACGCAACAATGTAATCTGTCTCACCTTTTGTTTGTAGAATACCGTTTAGATATTCATTCACTTTCTTTTCAATGAAACGAATAATAAACTGACCAGCCGTTGTAATACCACTTGCCTGTCTTACATCATAATATCTAAAGTATTGATTGCCTACTGCACCATAAGCTGAGTTTAATGCAATCTTTTTTGACCATTGAATATTATGACACCTTGCAATCTCTTTAACAAGTTTAGGGTCTTTTGTTTTTTCATATTCTTTTTTTGCCTTAATCATTCGTTTCTTAAATACAACTCTTTCATTGTACATCTTTTCCATCATCTCAGGTAAGAAACCTTGACTATCGTTTTTGAATTTTGCACCGTTAGGTGTTAAACATGCACCCTCAGTTTTAAGATAATTAAGTGGTACTTTCATGTCAATCATTTTATTAACATTGACACCATGACTACTTTCACCTAGTATTTTTTCAGGCGAAATATTATACTGAATAATAATATGTGGATATAGAGAGTTAATATCAAATGAAACAATCCAGTCATGGCCACCTAATATTGGTTCTTTTACATAAGCGCCTTCGTATTTTGTTTCTTTACTATTTTCTTCTCTTGGTGGTACTGCAATATTCTTTTGCATTAAATGGTTTGCAATCAAAGTATCCCACACTCTAACTTGTGAAAATATATCGTCATAATTTACTTTTGAATCATATGCAACTGTAAGTGACAAGTCAATAAGACCAAGTTTATCTTCTAATGCGTCAACAATTTCAACATCTTGAATATTGTAATCTACAAATGATTGAAAGTCTTTGGTGTACCAGTCTTTAAATGTATCAAAGCCTGCGTCATCTTTACCACGACCAAGTTCTAGTTCACCAATGAAGTCTAGTTTATAACTTTCTTGCCTTGTTGGTATAAACCATTTATACAAGTCAAGATAATCTAACATAACAATACCATAAAGTTGATAGTATGTTTGTGGTCTACCTCTTACCGTAATTTCTTCACGATTAATTAAATTC